CGCTAAAATAAACAGTCGCGAAATTGGCAATTCGGACAAGACGGACAAATTACGCACAACAAGGGAAAATTAGATGACTGCAGGGCGCCCGCCTAAGCCTGTTGAGCTAAAACGCGCAACGGGAAATCCAGGAAAAAGAAAACTGCCTGACTTATCAATTGTCAGCATCATTCCGATGGCGATGGAAACACCAGCCCACCCTGAAGATTTGCAAGCAGAGGGAATTCAGTTGTGGAATCGCGCTTGGGATGCCGCTATCACTTGGCTCTCACCTGCATCTGATCGCAACGCGATTGAAAACGCAGCACGCCTTGCAGATACTTTGGCAGCAGCTCGCGCCAAGTACCACGCAACCCTTGATGCCGCTGACCTTCGCGCCTTAGTTCAAATCAATAAGTCCTACACCGATTCATTGTCAGCCCTTGGCTTTGATCCTGTCTCGCGTTCTAAGTTAGGCGTTGCTGAAGTTAAGCGCGTGAGCGCACTTGATCAACTGTTAGCCAAGAGGCAAAACAGATAATGGCTTCTAGGGGGAAGCACGAACCGCAATTTGTCTCACCAGTTCCACCTGCAGACTTAAAACGCTCTCGCGGTGACAACATCATTGATTTCAGCGAGGCACTTTGCAAGATCACTAAAGATTCTGTTGCCGGTGCCGCTGGCGAATCACTTGTCTTTCGCGATTGGCAAAAAGATTTAACGCGCCGACTCTTTGCAGTAAAAGCCGATGGCAAGCTGCGCCATAAGGTTGCCCTCATCGGGCTTCCCCGAAAAAATGGCAAATCGGCATGGCTTTCTGCACTTGCACTTGAGCATTTAGTTCTTGGACCTCAAGGCGGCGAGACTTATTCATGCGCTGCAGAAAAAGAACAGGCCAAGATTGTTTTTGGAACTGCAAAACGCATGGTTGAAATGCAGCCCGAATTGTCCGAATTGCTTGATGTGTACCGCGATGCAATCTATAACCCAAAGACAGGTTCGGTTTATCGCGCACTTTCTGCCGAGGCATTTTCAAAAGAAGGTCTGTCTCCAACATTTGTAGCCTTTGATGAGTTGCACGCACAACCTAATCGCGAACTTTTTGATGTTATGTCACTTGCGATGGGCGCACGAGTAGAACCTTTGCTAGTTGCAATCACAACCGCTGGTGTCAAAACAGATGTCAGTGGCAAAGATTCATTGTGCTATCAGTTGTACGAGTACGGAAAGAAAGTTGTTACGGGCGAGATTGATGACCCGTCATTTTTCTTTTCTTGGTGGGAGGCAGGAGAGTTTGATTTTAGATCACCTGAAGCGTGGCAATCGGCGAACCCTGGTTACAACGACATTGTTAGCGGTGATGATTTTGCTTCTGCAATCCTTCGTACGCCGGAAGCGGAGTTCAAAACCAAGCGGCTCAATCTCTGGACTTCAACTAGCGATGCTTGGTTACCTCACGGAGCGTGGGATTCTTGCGAAGATAAACGAGAAATCCAAGAAGGCGCAAAGGTAGTTATTGGTTTTGACGGCTCTTTCAACGGTGACTGCACTGCAATTGTTGCAGTTGAAGTTGCTGAAACACCTCATGTAGTTCCAATTGCGGTGTGGGAAAAGCCTGAAGAAGCCGGTGCTGACTGGCAAGTGCCAGTGATGGATGTGGAAGAAACTCTACGCAACGCTTGCCGTAAGTATGAAGTGATGGAAATTGCTTGCGACCCTTACAGATGGGCGCGAACATTTCAGATTCTTGAAGAAGAAGGTTTGCCCGTAGTTACCTTCCCACAAAATGCAAACCGCATGACACCTGCAACAACGCGCTTCTTTGAATCAGTTGTGAACAAGCAACTGACACATGATGGTGATGTAAAAATGGCTCGTCATATTGGCAACGCAACTTTGCGTGTTGATCAACGAGGCTCTCGCTTAGCAAAAGAGAAGCGAGGTTCCACCCGCCGTATTGACTTGGCGGTTTCGGCAGTTATGGCACTTGAGCGAGCAGCTTGGTGGCAAACGCAAGGCGGGTTCTTGCCCGCAGTTTTTGATCCCTGGAATGGAGAAACCTAATGCGTGAAAAAATCACGACACTTGCCGAGGCCATAGGCGCAGTCCTAGTGGCAACAGGTGTCGGAGTTATCTTTGGTTTAGGTGCATCCCTGATTGTTGCTGGCCTGATTCTTATGGCTGGTTCCTATTTGGCGGCTGAATGAGCATTATCAAGCGCGGCCTTGTTGGTCGCTATCCTCAATACAACAACTATGTGGCACCACTGTCGCAGCTTTACGGACAAACAAATGTCACATCTGCTGCCGGTGAGCGCATTGATGAGTGGAGCGCCTTTGGTGTCTCAGCGGTCATCTCAGCGGTTTCATTGCTTGCAGATTCAGTTGCATCAATGCCACTTCGCACTTTCAAGTTAGTAGATGGCAACCGTCAAGCAGTTACATTGCCTGAAATCCTCAAGCAACCTGACATTGACTCAAATGAGTACGAGCTAGTGCATCAAATCGTGGCTTCAATGGCGCTGCATGGCAACGCTTACATCCACCTTGACCGCGACAAGCGCGGTGAAATCATTGGTTTAGTTCCGCTTCATGTTTATCAGATGCAGGTTTTGCCAACTGGTGATCAAACTGGTCGCAAGTATTTGCACCTTGGCAATGAAATGCCTGCCGAAGATGTCATTCATATGCGCTGGTTCACGCCACCACAATCACTTGTCGGTGTCTCACCGCTGATTCAGTCACGCAATCTCATCGGACTTGCACTTGCAATGGATCGTCACTTGGGTCAGTTCTACGCAGAAGGTGCAACACCTTCATCTGTTCTTGAAACAGATCAGAAATTAACCAACGAGCAGGCGCAAATCCTGAAGAACACATGGTCTGACACACATCGCCGTCACCGCAAGCCTGCAGTCCTCTCAGATGGCCTCAAGTGGCGTGCTATCACTACTTCAGCAGCCGATCAACAGATGATTGAAACACGCGAGCAAATCATTCGCGACATTGCACGCATCTTTAGAATTCCTGCGCATTTAATCCTTGCTTCAGGTGGAGACACACAGACTTATCAGAATGTTGAACAAGCATCACTGAATTTCTTGACTCACACAATCACACCATGGCTTCGCCGTGTTGAAATTGGTTTGTCACGAGTCTTGCCAACAGGAACTGACATTGCATTTGACACTTCATCACTACTTCGCACCGATGCTTTGACTCGTGCGAAGGTGAACACGCTCAATGTTCAGATGGGTGCAAGAACTCCAAACGAAGTTCGACAGATTGAAGGCTTGGAGCCGTACTCAGGTGGCGATCAATTCAACCAGGCACTAGCCGGAACCGTCACCGCCGGTGGCGATGCAGCACCTTTGGGCAGTGATTCAGATACCTCAATCCCACTCATGGGAGTCATTGAGTAATGGCTGAAACATATCGTCCGAATAAATCTATGCAAGATGAAGCAAAACGAGCATTAGCTTGGATTGCAGATGGAAAAGCGGGAAGCGGATTCACAGATGTTGGTCGAAAGAGAGCATCTGACATTGCTGCAGGAAATGCGATGTCTGCGCAGACCGTATTGCGGATGTATTCATTCTTTGCTCGCCACGAAGTAGATAAAAAAGGCATAGGGTTTTCTCCCGATGAAGAAGGTTATCCAAGTGCGGGCAGGGTTTCTTGGGCAGCGTGGGGTGGAGATGCTGGTTATTCATGGTCCACAAAAATTAGAAATCAAATCTCACAAAGTGCAAGAGCGCTTTCATTGATGACATCCAAGGAGGATGAAATGGCAATAACTGAAAATCCAGCCGAGCAATATGCAACTGGAGAAAACTCTGTTCTTCATAGTGTCATGGCAGCAGATGCGGCGATGGATGCAGCTCAAGGATTGCTTGCAGACAACATGGACCCAATTGTTTCTCAGGCTTACTACCTCATCTGCGCGGCAGATGCAGCGTTGAGTGAGGTCATTGAGTCTCTTGGTGGGGCAGATGAAGATGATGAGATGGCAGATGAGTCAGCAATGCCAGCCGAAATGCCAATGATGGCATCGCAATACAGTGCTGAAGTTGCAGAAACAGAATCACGCATTGCAAGTGGCTCTTATGTTTCATGGAGTTCTTCAGGCGGTACTGCACAAGGAAAGATTGAAAGCATTGTTACAAGTGGGACTGCAGTTTCCTCCGATGGCTACGAAATGGAAGCAAGTGCAGATAAGCCCGTCTATAAAATCCGAATTTACAAAGAAGGTGCAGACGGTTGGGAAGCAACTGACACCATCGTCCTTCACTTAGGAGATACCTTGTCACAAATTAGCGCTTTGCGTTCAAAAGAATTAGAACTAATCGAGTCACGAAAGAGTGCGATGCTCAGTGCAGAGCGCATCACAATGACTGCAGAAGTTCGCGCAGTTGATACAACAGATGGCTCACTCAAGATTGCTGGTTATGCTGCAACATTTAATCAAGAAGCAGATGGCCTAGCCTTCCGCGAAGTGATTGCACCAGGTGCATTTACTCGCACACTTGCATCTGATCAGCCAATGTTCTTACTTGTCAATCACGACTTTGATGCCTTGCCATTAGCGGCTACAAAATCAGGAACTCTAGTTTTGAATGAAGATAAAGTCGGTTTGCGTATGGAAGCAACACTTGATCCAGCAAACCCACGCGCACAAGAACTTGCATCTGCCCTATCTCGCGGAGATGTGGACAAGATGAGTTTTGCTTTCACAATCGCAGAAGGTGGAGACACCCGTGAAGGTGGACTTCGCACTCTGACAGACCTTGATTTGTACGAAATCAGTGTCGTAACAATGCCAGCGTATTCCTCAACTTCAGTGGGTATGCGCAGCGCCGAGGATGAAGAACTTGTCCTTCGTAAGCGCCAGTTGGAACTGAAGCTAAAGCAACTTCGCCTGCGCAAGAAGTAGGCGAACCCAACCCTCGGCGCATCCTGCCTCGGCGGTATTTACAAACCAAACCTAAACAGAAAAGAGAAATTGAATGTCTTTGACATCAAAACTCAAAGAGCAGCGCGATGCAGTTGCGGTAGAGGCAGAAGCCCTACTAGCAGATGCAACAAGCGCAGATGCTCTTGATGCTGTTTCAGCAAAGCAGGATGAAGTTGCTGCTCTTGATGAGCGCATCGCTACTGCAGAAGCAGTAGAAAATCGTGCTGCAGCAATTGCTGAATCACGCAAGGAATCAGGCGTAAAGCCATTCGTGGGCGGTACAACAATCACTCGCGAAGCAATGACATACGACAAAGATGGTCGCAACTCATTCGTTCGCGACATGATCAATGCAACAATGCGCAACGATGCAACTTCATGGGAGCGCCTAAACCGCCACCAGGGTGAAGTCAATGTTGAAACACGCGACATCAACCGTACAGATACATCAGGTGGAGACTTTGTGCCACCTATCTATCTCATCAACGAATACGCAGAGTTTGCTCGTGCAGCTCGTGTAACTGCTGACTTAGCAACAACAATGGCCCTTCCAGCCGGAACTGACAGTATCAATATCCCTGCAGTTACAACTGGAACACAGGTTGCTTTCCAATCATCTGATAACTCATCAACAACTACACGCGACATGGTGACAAGCACAATCTCAGCACCAGTTCGTACAATCTCAGGTTACGAGAATGTATCAATTCAGCTTGTAGAGCAGTCACCATTAGCAGGCGGTCTTGATCGTCTAGTGTTCGGTGATTTGATGAAGGATTATGCACTGCAACTTAACACTGCAGTAACAGGTAACGGGGATGGAACTTCAGGAACACTCAAAGGTTTCATCAATCTAGGTGCAGATACAACAAACGGTATTCCAACAACTTGGACTGAAGCAACACCAACTGCAGTCAATGGATTGCTTAACATCTCAAAGGCAATCTCAAAGGTTGTAACAAACCGCTATCAGGCAGTTGAAGCAATCGTCATGCACCCATCAATGTGGTACTGGTTTGCTTCAAGCACAGATGGTTCATCACGCCCACTAATCGTGCCAACAGGCAACGGTCCATTCAATGCAAATGGTGTAACAACTGCACCAGGCGCACCTGCAGGTCTAGTGGGAACAATCCACGGAGTACCTGTTTATGTAGATGCAACACTTCCAAAGACATACGGAGCTTCAACAAATCAGTCTCCTATTCTCGTTGGTAAGTTCTCAGATTCATACCTATTTGAATCAGGTGTTAAGACTCGTGTTCTTCCAGATGTCTTGTCAGCAAACCTAACAGTTCGCTTCCAGGTATATGGATACATGGCACTTGCTCACCGCTATGCAAAGTCAGTTTCTGCAATTACAGGAACTGGAACAGTAGCCCC